TGGTGGTTTCGATGAGGGTTTTGTTATACGCTGCACGCGCCTTCTCATCCAGCCCCAACAAATCGATCTCCTCGGAAAGCGCTTTGTTGCCCAGCTTCAATTCCAACGCGTTCTCCGCATCCGCCTTACCCAGTGTAAGCTTGATCTGCTCGCGAAGCACTTTGATTTCTTCCTGCAAGCGAACGCGGGTGTCTTCTGCTTCCTCTCCTCCCATGTCTTTTAGGGCTGCAAAGGTTGCTTCACGCGGAACGATCTGTTCCTTCTCTATCTTCTTGGCCTGTGCTGCCGCACGTTCCTGCGATGACTTGCCTAGCAACGAAATCTCCTCAGCCAAGACTTCGTTGCTTTTCTCCATCGTCTTGATGTTTTCAGCGGCGGCAATTTGTCGCTTTGCGTGCGCTTCAGTAGCCTCAAAGTCCGCCTCAATAACTTTGTCGGCGTAGGCTGTCCATCCAGCAGAGGCCTTCTCCCGTGCCTTAACCTCATCTTCCAACAACCGATTGCGTTCCAACTCGTCTTTAGCGGCTAAGATCCCCGCCTTCAAAGGAGCAGTCATTCCCTGCAATCCCTTGCGCAAGTCAAACTCAATCTGCTCTGCGGCAGTGAGTTCCAACGTCTTGACGACTTGCTTTTCCAACGCTTGAAGGTACTTTTCTGCTTCGGAGACTTTCCCTTTCCCGTCACCCCCACCACCCTCTCCCACTTTAGGAGCCTGCAGTTTGGGACCGGGGTCAAACTCCCCAGCGTGCAGCAACTGCCTCGGAGTGAGCGCGATGGATGGAGGTTGCTTACGGCCCCACAACTTGTTCTCGAAATCCTCTGACGACTGCAAAGCCTTCTTGTTACCTTCTTCCCAAGCCGCGTTGATAGTCTTGATCTGAGCACTGACGCTCTTCCGAATCTCCTGCCCGTCCTTCTCAGTACCAAACCAAGACTTCACCCAGTTAATAGGGTTGGACTTGCTATCCCCCGCCATCGCCATCGCTGCAATCGCCGACAGTGCCCGCCCTACGTAATCCAACGTGAGCGCAAAGCCAGCGGCCACCGTAACCAATGCCTTGAACCCAATGGACAAGCCAGCAACAAACGTCTTGAAGGAGTCGTTAGTCTGCAGAAAGTCCTTCAGCGCCTTCGCAACTTGCTGCAATGGCGGGAGCATCTCGATAAGCAGCGCACGCCCCGTCTGAGTGGCCAGGAATTTGATATCCACCAGTGCGTCTTTGAATTCGTCTGCCTGCCTTGCCACTTCTGTCGTCGTGCCTCCAAACTTCTTGTAGTAATCCATGCTCTCCTGAATGCCTGCGGAACCCAGCTTCAAGAGAGGCAAAACCTCTTGGTACGAACGGGAAAAGGCTTTCTGTGCAAGCGATGCCTTAGCGGGGCCCTCTTCGTAAGTGTTGAATTTGTCTGCCAATTCGCCTAGCACTGTGACCGTGCTCTTCACCTTATCGTTGCTGTCTATGACTGATATGCCCATGGCCGCAAAGGCTTTGGCAGCATCGCCCGAACCACCTGCAGCTTGACCAATCTTCACGTTCATACGACCAATCAGCGAGGCCATGGACTCCATGCTGCTGCCGGACTTCTCCGCTGCGAGCCCAATCCCCCCTAAGTCCTCCACCGAAGTCTGCGTACGGACAGACAAGTCGTGCATCCTATCCGCTGCACTGATGAGGGAGTCAACGTAGGCCGCGATCCCCGCCACCGACAATGCAACACCCGCCTTAGACGCAAGCCCGGTGAAGGCAGCAGACATCTGTTGGGCCATCTTCTGGGCGGCGTACTCAGCCTTGGTCAAGCCAGAGGTGAACTCCGCACTATCCAGTCCCAAGCTGACAAGCAACGATCCAAGAAGACTGGCCATGTGACTTACCCTTCCTCGTTATCTTCGTCTGCTATTGGTGGATCGGGGTAGGTAGGGTCAGGAGCGTCAGGATCGATCTCCCGCGCAGGCTTCCTGGGGTTGAACCCAAAAGCCTCTGCCGCATCCTCTGTTTCCTCGATCGGATCAAACGTGAAGTCGGTCAACCTTGTGTTCTTCGCCCCACCCATCGTGACAGCAATGTGCTGGGTGATCTGGGCGAGATACAGTTCCATCCTCCGCCAAGGCAGCATGCGTCTAGCTGTGTACTTCTGCCAAAGCTGAAACTCCACCGTTGACATCTCGTCCAACTCGTCTAACGTGCGCCCTAGTGCCAGCGCCAGGTCCATTAAGAACTCCTGGCGCTCACTCAGTTTCCCGAGGGGGTGACCTCCGCCGTGCTCGGCGCATTGATGGCATTGAACTCGAGGTTGAGCCGTCGGCTGATTTCGGGGGCCGTGCCTTCCAACTCCCGCATCAGTTCAACCATCTGCACGTTGTCGTCGGCATCAAAGAGCAGCACGCCTTCCTCGTCACGCACCAACCTCGCAATGCCGCGAGCGAGGTAGAGGGGGTCAGTGCCGATGGACTTCTTGAGGTCTTCTGATTCCCCTTCCCCGTCAACCTTCATCAACACATCACGAATCTCGCCCAAGGTTTGTGGGCGTAAGTACACCAACCCCTCCCACCCATCAATCTGGACGGGATGGAGTTTGACCTTGCTGGCGCGAAGGTTGCGCAGAAACTGAGAACGGTCCATTCGATGTCACCTATGGTTGAAGATCAAAAGTCGTATCGGGGGCCAGTATTGCGCATGACCGCATTGCCGGTCCACATACCGCCCTTCGCTGCCTGCTCGCTCATGCTCTGGAAGAAGCCAAGCTGGGTCATATCACCGCCCGAATTGGGCAACGTGATCCGGGTCGCCGTGATGGTGCTTGCCTTGTACGCAGCAATCATTGCCAATTGAAGCGCGGTCTTGGGTGCGAAGTTGAAGTCCAGCGTAGTGGTACCGAAGTCAGGCAAGCCAACCTCAAACTCTTTCGCCGTGCTGCACAGGGACTCGGCGTCAATCTCTGCACTCGACCCCCCTGCGCGGTTATACCCTGTGAGTTCACAGAAGTTGCTGAACACCGCCTCATCGATCTTGCCGCCACTGGCCCATGTCGTCCAGTTCGTGCTGTCCGTATTGTCCAGGAAGAACACCGTGGGGCTTGAGTATTTGACGATGTAGACACCGCCGTTGACCTCCGTCATCCCCACCACCCCGTTGATGCGCACCACATCCCCGTCAGACAATTGATGCCCACCCGAGGCCGTGACTTGGCAGGGATTTGCCTTCGTCATGCCTGTGATGGATGCGGACGGGGAATTTCCCGACCAATTCAAGAGTACTCGGATGAGTGACCCTGCGTACTTGAAACGTTTGCCGCCTGCCATGATTGGCTCCTTTCAGATGGTTAAGGGGTTACTGGTCGTACCGAGGGCCAGTGTTGCGCATGACCAGGTTCCCGGTCCACAACCCCGCCTTCGCCGCCTGCTCGCTCATGCTCTGAATGAAGCCTAGCTGCGTCATCTCACCGCCACTGTTCGGGAGTGAGATACGCATCGCGACCATGGAGCCTGCCTTGTACGCAGCAATGAGCGCAACTTGGAGAGAGGTCTTGGGCGCGAAGTTGTAATCGAGTGTGGTGGTGCCGAAGTCCGGCAACCCAATCTCATACTCCTTCGCCGTGCTGCACAGTGTCTCAGCATCGATCTCCGCCGAAGAGCCCCCTGCTCGATTGTACCCAGTGAGTTCACAGAAGTTGGTGAACGTGGCTTGGTCCACCTTGCCGCCGCTGCTGTAGGTACCGTAGCCCGTACTGTTCGTATCCACGAGTTCGAAAGTGCCTGTGGTCAATTGGTTGACAACAAACGTGCCTCCGTTGACCTCCGTCATCCCCACCACACCGGAGATGTAGACAACGTCCCCGTCCACGAACCCGTGGTTGGTGACGGAGACCACCGCGGGGTTTGCTTTGGTGATTGCTGTGATGGTCTGGGCAGGCGAGTGCGCAGACCAGTTCTGAATGGTCTTGATCAAGGACCCTGTGAATTTGAATCGTTTACCTCCGGCCATGATAGGCTCCTCTCAGAAAAGCCACCACAAGGGCAGCGGTTGATGAAAACTCTCGCATTGGTTACACCGGCGAGTGCGGAAGGGGATCGCTAGAACCGTACACCTCGTAAGTCAAAATGCAACGATAGGTTTTGGTTTCGGTATCGTAGTCATCCAGACTCAACTGCAAAAGGGCTGGAGGATCAAAGGTTGTCATTGCATTCATGATCGACAAGCGCAGGGAGCGCATGCCTGCATACGTTGTTGCCACGCCATCCAGCTGCACACTCTGTTGGGCGGTGGTGTCGTCGCCATCCCCTTCGAGGTCCACCTCAGGGTTGGTGTCAATGGTGTAGCGAATCGCAGGCCACACCGGCACCCCTTGCGCGGGCTGTGGGAACATGACGGGATAGACTCGGTTGCTGACAAGGGATTTCAGCGCGGCAAACAAATCAACTTCCAAGCTCATAGTGCGCCCCAAGGTTTCTTCGCTTGTTTCTTGACGAACGCCTCAATGCGCTTTTTCAACACCTCGGACAACTTGCGCACAGCCATGCTGTCTGAGCCCTGCCCCGCTTCTGTGTTGAACGCGGGTCCAAGGAATGGATGCTTTGCCATCTTGACGGTGCCGAACTCCAAGAACCTCCAGTAGTAGGCCTCATCGTCACCCTCGTACTCCTTATCCACTCTGCTCTTTTGCCTGTTGCGGGTGGTGTTGGCATACTTGCGCTTGAAAGTGAAAACCCCCGTGCTCCACCACTCTACGCCTGGGTATGAAGCCTTCTTGCTCCTGCGCACCGTGATGGATTTGACCAAGAGACCCGTGCGCTCGGGCGCATTGTCTTGAGCACGCTGCTGGATCACGCGGATCCCCGCACCCACTGCAGCCCGGGCAGCACGGAGTTGAACCTCCCCTGAGAGGTCCTGGAACGCCTTGCCAAGCTCGCGCAGCCCTTCGATCTTGAAACTGACCTTAGCCAAAGCTCGCTCCACTCTTGCACATGATTTCCAAATCCCTATTCCGCATTTTCACGTTGGTCACGCTCACAATGTCATAGTAGGTTGTCCCAATGCGAAGTCTCCACTTAGGGGAAAGCGCCTCCGTCAACACCCCATAGCGTACACAGATTTTCGTGTCCCATTGCGCCACCACCGCTGAAGAAGAAAGCAGCGCCGCCTCTCGACCACGCAAGGGTTCAGCGCTGCCGTACACCCACCCCGACTCCACAAAGCTTGTGACCTCCTCGCCCGTGGAGTTTTGCGTCGTGACGGGCTTGCCTAAGTAGACTTGATGC